TGGTGGTCAGACATTGGTCGATCAACCAACCACCAGGACCTTGGAATGCGTGAGTGTAGACTCGTGCCCAAGGAAGATCGCAACCCTCTGCTTCGGGAAGGAAGCGGATGACGGCGAAACCATTACCAGTCTTATCGACGGAAGGTTTCCAGATACGCTCGTCAGCACCGTTGCCCCCTTTGTCGTTAAGTTTCTCGACAGACTTGATCAGTTTGTCGGTGAGGGAACCAGTGCGGGATTGCTTTTTAAGATTTTGAAAAGACATAGGATTGATTAGGATGGATTAGGATTCGTTGGATAACGACAGGTTTATTATAGAGGATGACCTACTACCTGTCAAGGGATTTTTGGAGTTTCTCGATGGTGTGGTCCAGTGTCTCGAAGAACTTTTCCATACCATCGATCTCGTCGTAACCAAACATCTTCGCTGTCTCGATGACCTTCTCCTTAATCAGGAGGGCATCGGGATCATCAGACAAAGAGACACGGAAGAAGAAAATCTTCTGCTTCTCAAGAAAGGTCTTGAGAGTCTCAAGGTGCTCTTTCCTCTGTTCATAACTATAGTTTGCAAGATTCAACAGATCAGTTGACAACTGTGTCTGAAGTGCTTCTAATTCAAATACAGATTCTCTTACAACCTCGGAATCAAAAAATTTACTCATACGACCTGCTCTTTTAGAATTGACTTGAATTTGGTAACATCAATATTTAGAAAGGGTTTATATTTTTTGATTTTGAGACTTACGGTTTCCCACACTGGGTCAGTAAGTTTCTTATCAAAATCTTTAGTGTAATCAAGAATCATGTCCAAGATTACCATAGTTTCAATAGACAAAGCACCCTGCAGATGCTTCTTCAGCACCTCAGGATGCGATTGACCCTTTACAGTGAACAGGTCTTGAAAGTTTTCTTTCTGAAAAAATACTTCGACTTCCGTTTGGAAAAGATAAGTTAGTCCTTGGAATCTCTTTGCCCAAGACTTATAACTATCTTCTCCAGATGAAATGATCTCACCGATCCATAGACGATCGGGATCATCACACTCAATAAAGTTGGCAAGGAAATACTCCTTGATTTCATCGTCACTCTTTTTACGAGACATTCTCTCAAAGAAGTAACGATCTTTGCGATTGTTATACGCTTCTTTGGATGCTCTTGACTTGCCAGAATACTTGAAATAATTATAACTTACCTTGGTAAAGTGGTTCTTGAACGCAAGGTAAGTCTTGTAAACATCAATCGGTGTCATCATCAACTTGTTCAAAGTCCTCAATTTGTTCTGCTTTGACTTCATGCTCACCACCAATCAGATACCAGTGGTGTCCAGCACGCTCGCCAAGATACTTTAGTTCATTATCAATCCATGCATTTTCACGCATTGCTGCCTGAATTTTATAATGCATGAGTTCACTTTTAGAAATCATAACGGAAGTTTTGCTCTTGTAGTTTTCTTGAGGAAGTTGAGTTGAATTGCGTCGTACTTAAGTTTTTCTTTCAGTGGTTTTGAAATCAGTTTACCAACTGACTCCATCTCGATTTTGTTCTCTTCACAGAATGTGAGGATTGCATCAATATAATTAAAGTTGTAAGTCTTAACTAGACTTTCAATTTCCTGTGCAAACTTTGCTTGACACAAGAACTTCTCCTTGATGAGGTCGTCAACTTGATTCTCCATAGGCTCCTGTTTTGTGTTCGACAAACTTTCGGATGTACTCTGTGAGAAGTTTAATATAGTGACCCTTGTTGCGTTTTTCATAGACTTTACACTCTCCGTTTTCGGCAACCATAATGGTAATAAGTTTCTTAACTGGAATACCAGTCATTTCATAGTACATGCAAGCATAAGCAGTCTCTTGCACGAAGTAATTTTCAATCCATTCTTCGGGTTTTATCTTCGTCGAGGTCTT